GTATGCTAACTCTATCGGACGCAACTGAGAGAACACAGAATACACAAATACTTTCAAAAGCATTCCAAGTAAGTGCAACAGCTGATGCTGTGGCAACTTATGGTCGTGCAAAGGAAACTGCGTATCAACTTGCTAAGAAACTAAAAGAAATTAAGAAAGACTATGAACGTGCAATGGTTGGCGTAGAGCAAGCCGCGGTAGCTGGTAATGCTTCAACAGCACGTAAGATGACTTCAATCTTAAACCAAATGACTACAGCTGTAGACGCTGGTTCAAACGCAACAGATGCTTTAACAGAAGCAAAACTATTGTTAGCTGGTCAAACAGCATACGACAATGGTTCTGATGTTGACACATTCATGATCAAGCCAGCAGATGCACAAATCGTAGCTGGTTTCTCAGCGGCATCAGGCCGTAATCGTGAAATCGCACAAGGCAAAACACTCGTTAATGCGATTGATCTATACGTCAGCCCCTACGGCGAATACAGAGTAGTATTGAACCGCGAGTTAAAGACAACTCACGCACTACTAATAGACCCAACAATGTTCAAAACATGTACGTTGCGTCCATTTACAAGAACACTATTAGCGAAGAATGGTGACTCAGATCGTCATCACATCGTTGGTGAGGTTTCTTGTAAGCACACAAACTTTGGTGACTCAGTGAAAATCACTGGCTTATCATAAGTTCGAAATAGACCACTAGGTCTTTATTAGGCCACCCAAAGACACTCAGGTTTTGCTCTCCTTACTGTTGTCTATGGGTGGCCTTTTCACATTCTAAGGTAGCAAAATGACTAACAAAACACAGCCAACATTATTACAAACAGAAACAGACTTCGTGAGTGACCACGGAGACCTATTTCAAAAGCACACACAGCACATCTCACAGTCCTTCTTAGACGATCTGAAAGACGCTCGAAACGACAGCGGTTCGAAGCCTACAGGTGATATGATGAGAGTAGCTTCCATACCAACAGCTGTTGTCGAGAAGTGGATGCGAGAAGGATTCAATATCTGGGAAGCCAAGGGATCAGAGATTGTCCGTAAACTGAAGAACGAGGACTTAGATATGTTCCTCACAACCAACAAAAGGGTCTAACAGATGGCAAAAGCAGGGCTATACGCAAACATCCACAAGAAACGTAAATCAGGCAAGCCAATGAGAAAGAAGGGCGCAAAGGGCGCACCTACTGACAAGGCTTTCAAGAAAGCGGCAAAGACAGCCAAGAAAAGAAAGTAATAACCAATGAACAAAGGTGAAATCCGAGCACACTTTATTGCTCTTCTAAATCGTAGTGACTGTTCGAATGCTTTGGCTGACACCTTCATTGATCAAGCAATCACTAGAATACAAAGACAGCTACGTGTCCCTGCAATGGAAAAGCAGAACCAATACAATGTGACTAATGCCTCTGGTACATCCCAAGTAGTAATACCATCTGATACATTAGAAGTCATAGAACTCTATTATGACGGAAGTACGCTCACACGTATCCCTCTCCATGAAATGATTGAGTACCAAAAGACAGGTGAACTTGGGACACCAAGGTTCTTCTGTAGAGAACAAGGTAACATCAAGATATACCCTATGCCGACCTCTGGCACGTTGTATCTAAATTACTATGCAGAACAAGCGGTACTAGCAGACGACAGTGACACTAATATGCTAACCACAATAGCATCTGACTTATTGACCTACACGGCACTGTCATATGCCGCTGACTACTTCTTAGATGAACGTGGTGCAGTCTTTGATCAAAAGTCTGGGTCTTTCTTAGCTGAAATACAGGAACACGCAAACAGTTCAGAACAGTCTGGTATTAACCAAGTTGTTCGTCCTACTCATTATTACGAGGATTAATACACATGTCATCAAAATCTAGTTTCTACAACTCAACTGGTGTAACTAACACACAATCGAATGCTATAGAAGCAAGCGTTGATAACGCAGAGGCTAGTGCTACAGCATCAGAAAATTCAGCTAACAGCGCATCTACATCTGCGTCTACTGCTACAACCAAAGCCGCTGAAGCATCTGCTAGTGCGACCACAGCAACGACTAAGGCATCTGAAGCATCTACATCAGCGGCTACAGCAACAACTAAGGCATCTGAGATATCTACATCAGCGGCTACAGCAACAACTAAGGCAACTGAAAGTGCAACAAGTGCAACTGCTAGTGCTAACAGTGCAACATCGGCATCTACATCGGCAACGACAGCTACAACTAAAGCCAGCGAAGCATCTTCTAGTGCCTCTACAGCATTGTCACATAAGAATGACGCACAGACAGCAAAGACTGCCGCAGAGACAGCTGAGACTAATGCTGAAACAGCTGAGACTAATGCGGCTTCAAGTGCAACAGCGGCATCTACATCAGCGTCAGGTGCTTCGACTTCAGCTACTACAGCTACAACAAAAGCCAGCGAAGCCTTAACTTCTGCC